CGAAAGCCCAGCGCAGCGGGTTTCGCGGGGAAAGGACGAACAACGAAGTGGAGCGGATGCCGGCCGACAGGGCGGCGGAGCGGAAAGGAGTTTGTGAGGACGCTATGAAACTGATCGAGGCAGTAAACGCCTATTTGGCGGCGGAGGAAATGAGCCGGGAGAAGTGGCCCTACCCGGTGGCCCTGGCCCTGGTGAAGGTAAAGCGGCGCGTAAAGGACGAGGTGGACTTCTTCCTGGCCAGAGAACGGGAACTGGTGGAGGAGTACGCGGCCAGGGACGAGCGGGGCAACATCCGCCTCACCAGCGCCGGGACTTTCGTTTTCAAAGACCCGGCAAAGGGGCCTGCCTATGAGGCAGCCAGAAAAGAACTGTGCGAGACGGAGATTGAGATCGACCACAAGCCTATCTGCGTCGCCGCGCCGGCGGAGATCAAGCCAGCCTATATCGAGGCGCTGGAGCGGTTTGTGGAGTTTACGGAGGGCGGCGTATGAAACTGCCAAGTGTGCTCTACGCTGACGGCATCAAGAAGGGACAGCAGGTGAAGTTCGGCGGCCTGAACCACAACCTGGGCGCAGACGACGGGGAACTGTGGGACATGCGCAACCTCACCAGCGACTACTTCCCTCTCCTGGCCACCAGGGCGCCGCGGCGGCTTTACCGGACGCTGGAGAGCGCCGGCGGCCTCTACTGCTGGGAGAAACTGTGCTGGGTGGACGGTACCGGATTTTACTATGACGGGGAGCGAAAGGGCGCGGTAACGGCGGGGCAAAAGACCTTCGCCGCCCTGGGGGCCTACATCGTAATTTTCCCGGACAAAGCGTGGTACAACACCCTGACCGGAGAGTTCGGCAGCCTGGAGGCCGCCTGGAGCGGCAGCAGCCTCACCTTCACCAACGGCAAACTGTACGAGGAGGAGGCGGAGGCGAACTGCATCCAGGCCAGCGGCGTCAACTGGGCGGACTACTTCAAAGCCGGGGACGCCGTGACCATTGAGGGCTGCACCAAGCACCCGGAGAACAACAAGACCCCCATCATCCGGGAGATCGACGGGGACAAACTGTATTTTTATGAGTACATATTCACTCTGGACGGAGAGGACGGCGTGACGCCGTACACGGAGACCGGGACGCTCTCTGTGCGGCGGACGGTGCCGGACCTTCTGTACGTCTGCGAAAACGAGAACCGGCTGTGGGGATGCGACAAGACCACCATCTACGCCTCCAAACTGGGGGACATCTTCAACTGGAACGTATACGACGGACTGGACACAGACAGTTACTCCGTGGACACCGGCAGCGCCGGCAGTTTCACCGCCTGCGTGTCCTACCTGGGGTACCCCATCTTCTTCAAGGAAGAGCACATCTACAAGGTCTACGGTTCCATCCCGTCCAACTTTGAAATCATGGGCAGTGCAACTCTGGGCGTGGCGGAGGGCAGCGCCGGCAGCCTGGCCGTGGCCGGGGAGATCCTGTTCTACCTCTCCCGCGCCGGCGTCATGGCGTACTCCGGCGGGATCCCGCAGCCTGTGGGGGCGGCCTTCGGCCTGGAACGGCACAAGAACGCGGCGGCGGGCAGCGACGGCCTGAAATACTACGTCTCCATGCAGGGAGAGGACGGGGCGTGGCTGCTGCACGCCTACGACGCGCAGCGGGGCCTCTGGCACACCGAGGACGCCACCCACGCGACACACTTCGCCCGGTGCAGCGGGAACCTGTACTTCCTCAACGACGCGGGGGAGATCTGGATTACCGGGAACATCCAGGATCCTCCGGCAGGGACCACCCTGGAGGAGCCGGTACCATGGCGGGCGGAGTTCGGGGACTTTGTGGACAAGAACCCGGACAAGAAGGGCATCTCCAAAATACAGATCCGGCTGGAACTGGACGAGGGGGCGGAGGTGCAGGTCTACATCCAGTTCGACGCCACCGGGGAGTGGATCAAGGTCAACGGCGCCCTGGGAGAAGGTACAAAACGCAGTTACTACCTCCCCATCATCCCGAGGCGCGCCGACCACTACCGCCTGCGCCTGGATGGCACCGGCGGCTGCCGCGTCTACTCTATGGTGCGGGAGTATTACGACGGTTCCGCCCTTAAATCCCAAAAGGGGCGGCAGTAAACAGAGTGAAAAGGAGGGCACACCATGCCTTACAGTTACAACGACTTTCTGAACGCCGCTACATCATCCGGCCTGCTGGGTGAGTTCTCCCAGGCGGATCTGGAGACGGCGCAGCGGTACCCGGAGTTTGGCCTGTCCATCCTGTCCCTAAAGCGCGACTACCACGACGCCGCGACGGACGAGCAGAAACTGCTGGCCAACGAGGCGGCAAACCAACTGCGCAGCAGTTACGGGAACTATCGGGGCGGGGCAGACGGGGGCAGTTACTACTCCCAGGGGAAGATCCCCGGCCAGATCGACGCCATCCTGGACCAGATCAACAACTTCGGCTCCTTCACCTTTGACCAGGAGGCGCCGGTCTATGACAACCAGTACGCCGAGCAGCAGCAGGCGCTCCTGGACGCCATCCTAAACCGGCCGGACTTTTCCTGGAGCAAGGAAACAGATCCGCAGTGGTCCTCCTACAAGAAATCCTACCTGCGGGAAGGGGATCGGGCCACGGCAAACGCGCTGGCCCAGGCGTCGGCGGCCAGCGGCGGGAGAGCGTCCACCGCGGCCATCACGGCGGCTACCCAGGCCGGAGACTACTATGCCACGCAGTTAAACGACATCATTCCGACGCTGTATCAGCAGGCCTACGACCGCTACCTCAACGAGTACAGTATGATGCTGCAGGACCTGGGCACTGTGAATACACAGGAGCAACTGGACTACGCAAAATATCTGGATCAACTGACCCAGTACAACACGGACCGGAATTTTGCCTACGACACCTACCTGGGAGACTTCAACATCCTGCAGGGGCAACTGGCCTCCCTCCAGAGCCAGGACGACGTGGACTACGGACGCCTGCTGGATCAGATCAACCTGGGCCTGCAGCAGGACCAGACCCGCTACGAGCGGGAGTGGAACGAGAGCGAGCGGGACTACCAGCGGGGGCAAAACGAGAAATCCATCGCCCAGGCACAGGTGGACGCCATTCTGGCTGCCGGCGGGACCCCAAGCGCGGACCTGGTGGGCGCGTCCGGCTATACCAACGAGTATGTGCAGGCGCTGGAGGCGGCCTACAAGCGGGAGCAGGCGCAGAGCCGGAGCAGGAGTTCCAGCGGGAGCGGCGGGAGTTCCGGCGGAAGGAGCAGCGGAGGTGGAACGGGGTACAACAATGCCGGCCTCACCACCTCCCAGATCCAGCAGATGCAGACGGCCCTGGGCGTGACGCCGGACGGTATGTGGGGACCGGAAACCCAGGCAGCAGCCGGCGGGTTGAGCGCAGACCAGGCCTGGGCCATTATGTCCGGCGGAGACGGCGGCGGGCAAGATCCGGGCGCCAGCGTCACCAACCAGACCGGGGACGGCTGGATCCGCGTTGCGGGGTACAGCCGGATCACCTGGCAGGAGTTGGAGGCAATGGTGAACCGCGGAGAGATCATTGAAACCTACAACCCGGAGACCGGGAAGTACAGTTACCGAAAGAACCCGAATTACGGGAAATAAGGAGGAGGCGCCATGGCAAGCGACTTTCTGAAAAATGCGGCCCAGCGCCAGGCGGAGAAGATGGACCGGGAATATGGCCCGGACGCCTACGGCGGCAGCAACTGGAGACAGCAGCACAGCACCGGCGGGCAGACAACGGCCGCCCGGACGCAGCAGACACAGCAGGCGCAGCAGACAAGCGGCGCCAGTTCCTTCCTGCGCTCCCAGGCCCAGAAGGCCAGAGAGCGCGTGGACGCAGAATACGGCCCGGACGCCTATGGCGGCAGCAACTACAAGTTCAACACGCAGCCGGCCAGCAGTTTTGCAAAGGTGGACGAGACGGCGCCGGCCTTTGAGCGGTACGAGCAGGTGACGGCCGCGCTGACCGGCGGCCAGGAGCGGCTGACTACGGCAAGAACGGAACTGGACAGCCTGCGCTCCGCCTACGACGCAAACCCGACGCAGGCCAACGCCAATGCCTACAACTGGAGGCTGGCACAGTTTCAGGCGGATCTGGACGCCTATAACGACCTGGTGGAGCAGTACAACTACTTCAACAGCCTGGAGGGCATCCAGGAGCGTGTGGACGAGTTGACGCCACTGGCCGAGGCCGCGGAAAAGGAGCGGAACGAGGCAAGAACCATCATGTCCGGCATCCAGCGGTACGGAACAGAGGACCAGAGGGCGGAGTGGAGCGCGAAACTGGAGGCAGCGGAGGCGGACTACGAGCGGTACAGCAAGGCTTTGAACGACCTGGCCGCCCAGTATTACTACGCCGAGAACCAGGCAAAGCGGGAGAGCCTGGACGCAAGCAAGGCCATGAGCGCCCTTTACAACGAGGCGACGCTGCTGCAGGAGGATATGGACAAGGTGACGGCCGTTATGTCCTACGCCACTACCCACAGCGGAGACCCGGCGGCGGTAGAGGAGTACAAGGGCTATCTGGCCGACAAGTACGGGCTGGATCAGAAAGCCATCGACCAGTACGCCATCGCCGGCACCGGCGGGGCCTATGTAGCCAGGACGGACGGCGGCTACAACAACATCTACGACCTGTACCTGGAACTGCAGGAGAAAAGAAAACAGGCCGTGGAGCGCATGGCGGCGGAGGAGTACGACTACGACCGCATGGTACAGTTCGAGCAGATGCAGCGGGACGCGGATGAATACGCCAAGAACGTGCAGGAGTGGGAGACCTGGGCGCGGGAGCATCCGGTCCTGGCCTCCATCGACACGGTGCTCGTGTCCCCCTTCCAGGGTGTTGACTACCTGAAAACGATGGTGGGCGGCATCGGAACCAGCGACACGGGAAACCTGGAAACCTATGTTCCTATGAACGTCTACAATATGGACGCCACAAACTATGTGAGCACGGTCCGCGGCACTGTGTCCAAGGAGATCGAGGAGAGCACGGACTGGGAACTGTTTGGGCAGAACGTGGCCTCTTTCCTCTATCAGACGGGCATGAGCATCGCGGACAGTGCTGTGCAGGTAGGGGCGGCAACTGCCCTGGGCGTGCCGACGGCCGCAACATTCTTCATGGGCGCGTCCGCTGCCTCCAACCAGGCAAAGGACGTGATCGAGCGGGGCGGAACGAATGAGCAGGCGTTTTGGGGCGGCCTGGCCGCCGGCGCGGCGGAGGCCCTGTTTGAGAAGGTGAGCATTGACAGGCTGCTATCCGTACACAGCGTTTCCTCCATGAAAGACCTGCTGAAAGAAACGGTGAAACAGGCCGGCGTGGAGGCCAGCGAGGAGATGCTGACGGAGATCTCCAACATTTTGACTGATGCGGCCATTATGGGGGATAAGTCCAACTTTGCGGAGTTGGTGGAGCAGTACGAGATGCAGGGGCTAAGTGAGGACGAGGCAAAGCGCCAGGCGCTGCTGGACAGCATTGGACAGGTGGCGTGGGCCGGCGCCGGCGGCGCCCTGTCCGGCGCGGCCATGGGCGGGGCGGTCAACGCCTTCAATTACGCCGGCAGCGCCGTCGCCAATCGGCAGCAAAGCCGCCAGAACCAGAGAGCCGGCGAGCAGTTCCAGCAGATGGGAGACGACGTTGTGGCGGCCATCATTGAGGAAGGGCTGGAAAGCGACCCATCCACCCGGAGTTACCAACTGGCCCAGGAGATCCAGAACAAGCAGACCCAGGGGCAGCCGGTGACAGCGCAGGAACTGGGGGAACTGTATCAGGAGAATGTGAGGACCGTGGCCCAGGAGCAGGCGCGGCAGGAAACGCAGGAGCCGGAAGGCCTCTCCCTCCCTACCGTGGAAAGCATCCAGGAGACGGCCGCGCCGGCGGAGCCGGTGACGGTGCAGCGCGGCGCCGTGCAGGCGGAGACGCCTGCGCCCGCTGCAAGGACGCTGGAGACGGCGAGGACGGGGCAGGTGCAGGAGCCGGCGGCAGCGCCGGAAACGGCACAGGGCGCACAGAGGACGCCTGTGGCAGACATTTTGAACGGAGGTATCACAAATGGCACAGCAGAGACAGCGGCCCCAGCCGCAGCAGCCCAAAGGGCGGGAGACGGTGTACCAGGCGGAGACGTCGGACGGGTTCCAGGTGTCGGTACCGGAGAGCCGACTGGAGGCATGGGCGGCGGCGCAGGAGCGCGGAGGCGGTCTGAACAGGTCCGAGCGGCAAGTGCGAGACAGGATCGTGTCAATGCTCTACAAGTCACCCCGGTAAGCAGCCGGGACCTGGGCCTCACCAACGGCACGGACGCCAGGACCGTCAAACCCATCCCGCAGCAGGCCTATGACGCGGCCATGCAGAGCACGGCGCAGCGGTTCGCCCAGGTCGGCTACAACGTGACATACTTCACGGGGCTGCTGCAGGTGGCCACGCCGGCGGGGCCGGTGCGGGTGAATGGAGCCGTGCAGGGCAGCCAGGTCTACATCCAGGCGGACAACATGCGGTGGACCATTGACCAGATCGGAAACCATGAGCAGTTCCACATTGAGGCGGCGGAGGATCCCGGCCTGGTGCAGGCCATCCAGGAGGAGATTACAAGCCGGTTCTCCGAGGAACAGTTCACGGGGGTTGTGGAGACCTATATCCAGAAACTGCGCGGCGTCATCGACATCCCGGAGAACGCCAGCGAGGACGTTGTGGAGGCAGCGGTGCGGGACATCCTGGAGGAGATCTTCGCAGACGCCTATGCCGGGAAAAACGCTTTCTCCGCCGGATCCACGGAGTACACCCAGACGGTGCGCGACGTGGTGGAGCGCCGGGGCGGCGGACGGCCGACGGAAACCGCGCCCACCAGGGGGCCACCCCAGGAGCGGTATAGTTTTGCCGGACGCAACGCCAACCGGGCGGACCAGGAGGCCCTGGCCAGGGCGGAAGAAATGGAACGCGCCGGAGAGGACGCCGAACAGATCCGGCGGGAGACGGGATGGTTCCGGGGCATGGACGGCCTGTGGCGGTTTGAGATCGACGACAGCGCCATGGAGTATGACCCGACGGGAGATCTCCAGGGGGCCAAATCCAGGCGCTGGGCTATGGAGGACCTGGAGGCGGCCAGAGAGGACCTGTTCGGGAATATCACCGAGGAGCAGGCCAACATGGTACGCGCCTACAACCGGGCGGAAATCGCGGGAGACACGGCGGAGCAGCAGCGCCTCTATGACGAACTGACTGCAACGGAATTTGGCTTTCAGTTTGAAACCTATGTGGACGCGCTGCAGCGGGCCAACGCCACCAGGAACAACCCATGGGGCGGCACCCTGGCCGACTACATCAGCCACCCGGAACTGTTCGCCAACTACCCGCAGTTGCGGGACGTGCGCCTGGAGTTCCGCCCCATGCCGGGCAACACCCGTGGGGAATTTGACGGGGACACGGTGACGCTGAATGAAACCCTGCTGACCGAGCCGGAGGACGTGCTGATCCATGAGATCCAGCACGCTATCCAGCGGGCGGAGGGGTTTGCCAGGGGCGCCAGCCCGGAATACTGGCAGGAACGGCAGAAGGGAGCGGACCGGATCGGCACCTATGACCAGAGGATCCGGCAACTGGAGGAGCGGGTGGAGCGCACCCTGGCCTCCGTGCCGGAGGATGTGGCCGCACAGTTCCGCCGGTATGACGCGCTGGAGCGGGCGGACCCAGATGCCGCCATGGCCCTTGCCCAGGAGTTGAGCGACGGGCCGTACTCCGACGCCTTCAACAACTATTTTCTGGACGTCTGGAGCCTGTCGGAAATGCGCCGCAGCAATTATGCACGGGGCGCTTATGACCTGTATGAGAACACGGCGGGCGAGATCGAGGCCAGAGACGCCGCATCCAGGAGGCGGTGGAACCGGCGCGCGCGGCGGGATGTGCCGCCAACCGGGGCAAACGACCAGACCGTGTTCTCGGACGCGGATGCCTTTTTCTCCGCGGAGGCAGACACCGATGCACTGAAAGAGCGGCAGATGCAGATCATCCAGGAGACAAACCCGGCGGACGACGACTACCACACCTGGATCCGCAGTGTGGAGGAGATCAAGACGTTCCGTGAGGCCATAGAGGACCCGGAGTGGGCGGAGTACGACGAGTACAACCCGGACTTCACGCGCGCCATGGCGGAGGAGGCCATGGAGAGCGGAGAGATCGAAGTATTCAGTTCCTATCCCATCGAGGCGGGCGGGTTCGTCTCACCGTCCAGGATGGAGGCGGAGAGTTATTCCGGTGACGGCCGTGTTTACAGCAAGACCGTCCCGCTGACGGACGTGGCGTGGATCGACCCCACCCAGGGCCAATACGCGCCGGCCGGCCGGGCGCGGTACTCCGTGGAGGACACAGCCGCCGAGGACAGCCAGGGCCAGAAACTGACGCCGGAGCAGCAGGAGTTCTTCCGGGACAGCCAGATCCGGGACGAGCAGGGACGACTGCGGGAGGTCTACCACGGGACCAATGACGGGGAATTTACAGTATTTGACTGGAACGAGACGCAGCGAACAGACGGCGGCTGGTTCGGGCGGGGGTTCTATTTTACCTTCTACAAGGGCGAAGCCCGAATGTACGGGCAGAGGGTGGTTGACGCCTACCTAAACATCAAAAATCCCTTTGTGTTCGACGAGCAAATGCTGTCCATCGACGGCGTAAAACCGGAAGGGGTAAACGCGACATCCCTGGCCTTTATGATTAACTTTGCGGAGAAATTCCCGGAGTTGGCGGAAGGCCGTGCCCTGGAGGTGGTCACTGGCTGGGACGAGGAAGGCTATGGCATAACAAAGGAGATCCCGTGGCCCCAACTGCGGGCGGAACTGGAGCGGGTTCTGAATGATCCGAGTTTTCGGATCGAGGAAATTTCCGACGCCTACGGCGGAGATCACTATGAATGGTACATCAAAACCGGGCCGGGGCGGTACGACTACGCGAACACCAGAGCGGGCTATGGCACGCGGGAAATGGCCGAGAAGAACCGTGTGGACGCGGCAGCGGATCTATTGTTTGGGAGCATCTATCAGTACGCAAACTTCCACATGGCACACACCTACGTCGAGGAAATGGGGACGGAATTCACGGAGGCCCTAAAGCAGAGAGGGTTTGATGGTGTACTCCAGACCAGAGCCGGGGACGAGGTTGTGGCCTTTTACCCAGAGCAGATCAAGCGGACCGATAACAAGACCCCCACCACCAACCCGGACATCCGATACTCCGTGGACGAGGACCAGGACGGGGCGGAGGCCCTGCTGGCCGCAGCAGACGACGGCAGCGGAGAGTACGGCCTATCCCAGGCGGCGCTGCGGCAGGACACGAACCTGCAGCGGCGGATCCAGAGGGCGCAGGCCATGACGCAGACGGAGGACTTCCGGCGCTGGTTCGCAGGCAGCCGGATCCAGAACACAGCCGGCGGGCCGCTGCTGGTATTTCATGGAGCCGGCAGACGCTTTACCTCCTTTGACGCCGGAGGGCGGCCCATGTGGTTCACCCCAAACGCGGCATACGCGGGTACCTACGCCACCAGGACCGGGCGGCTGGAGCAGGCACTGCCGGCGTCGCAGATCTACACCGGCGGAACACGGCTGATCCCAGCCTATCTCCGCGCGGAAAACCCGGCGGACGTGGGCCAGGTGAACCGCACCTTCGGGGAGGCGGCGGCGGATCTGGCGGAGCGCACCGGCATCCCGGAGACGGAGTGGCGGGCCGCATGGGACCGGGCCGGGCGGCCGGAACAGACCTGGGAAGTTATCAATACGCCGGAGACGGCAAGCCTTCTGCAGAGATATGGATATGACGGCATCGTGGCCAAAGAGGGCAATACCAGGACCTATGCGGTATTTGAGCCGGGCCAGATAAAAAGCGCCGTGGCCAACCGCGGCACTTTTGACCAGGAGAACCCGGACATCCGCTTTTCTGTGGACGAGGAGACGGAACAGGAGTATAATGCCCTTACCCAGCGGGGCGATGTGGTACTGGGAGATCAGGACGAAACCTACACCGAGGGGAACACCCCCATCCGCTTTACCTACGCTATTGTGCCGGCGGAGGCGCTGGTGGTGTCCAACGACGAATACGGCGCCGTGAACCCGGCATACCCGGCGGAACTGCAGCCCAGAGACCGGAGCCGGACGGCGAGCCAACTGCAAATCCAGGAAATGAGCCGGAGACTGAACCCCCGCCTGCTGGCAGACAGCCCGACGGCCCAGAACGGCGCCCCCATCATTCGGGGAGACGGCGCGGTGATCGGCGGAAACGCCAGGAGCCAGGCTATCATCGCCGCCTACAACAGCGGGCGGGCGGCGGAGTATGAGCAGTTTGTGCGGGAGCGGGGCCGGCGGTACGGGCTGGACACCTCCAGCCTGCCGCAGAGGCCGGTGCTGGTCCGCGTGGCACAGGATGTACGGGACTGGGCACGGCTGGCCCAGGAACTGAACGCGGCCACCACAGCGGCCTATTCCGCTACGGAGCAGGCCATGACGGACGCGGCCAGAATGGGCGACATCCTGGACCTGATCGTGCCAAACGACGAGGGGACCATCAACAACGAGGCCAACCGGGCCTTTATCAACCAGTTCATCCAGCAGGTGGTGCCTGCTGCGGACCGGGGCGGCATGACCACGGCGACGGGGATGCTGTCCCAGGCAGGCCTGGAGCGGGCGCAGTACGCCGTATTTGCCCGCGCCTATGGAGATCCGCAACTGCTGGCCCGCCTGTCGGAAAGCCTGGATAATGACGCTAGGAACGTCACAAAGGCACTGCTGGACACCGCGGCAAACGCCGTGGCCACGCGGGCGGCCATTGAGGCCGGGACCGTTTATGACGTGCCAGTGGTGGACGGGATCCTGGGCGCGGTTCGGATCTACACGGACGCAAAGAGCCGGAACCAGACGGTACAGGAATACACGGACCAGGCGAGCCTGCTGGAGCAGCACCCGGCCTTCGACGTGTACCTGGCCCAGTTCATCGAGGACAACAAGCGCAGCGGAAAGCAGATCCGTACCATGCTGAACAGCCTGTATGACCAGGTGCAGGAGTACGGAGATCCGCAGCAGGAGAGTATTTTTGGAGGGGAGACACATGACCTACGAGAAACCCTTGAACGAGCCATTGTCAGATACGAGGAAGAAACCGGACGGCAGATCGGGCGCCCCGACTTCGGACGAGATCTCCAAGACCGAGAAGTGGCTGCGGACAGTGGAGAGCAAGGCGGCATCCAGCCGGGACCCGATGCTGGAGATCCTGGCCAGAGCCGGCAAACAGACGCTGGAGACGATGAAGGCGGAGAACCGGAAGGGTTGAGCCTGCCGGAGGTAGAGCCGGAGCCGGCGGCGGAACCCATGCTGGAGCCGGAGATCCCGCCGGCACCGGATTACCGCGGGAGACTGCGGGAGGCCATCGAACAGGCCGGCCGGGCGGAGCCGACGGCCGGAGAGCCTGGGGATCTCTACCGGGACGAGGGCATGAGCGACGAGGAATACAATGCCATGAACGAGCGGTGGAAGGCCGGACAGGAGCGCCGGCAGCGGCAGGCAATCCGTCGGGAGGACTTCGCCACGGTGGACGAGTACACGGCCGCCCTGGAGCAGAGGGCCGCCCAGGAGAAGGCGGAGCGGATGAAGAATATCTCCAAGGATGACTTCACCGGGACGCCGGCCCTGGAGCGCCTGGGGGTGAAGGTGGAGAACAGCGTAGGCATCTACGACTTTATCCCCTCCCTGATCGAAAGCGACCGTGCGGCAAAGTCTATCCGAAAGGAGATGCGCCGGGCGGAGCGCCGGCTGAACGCCACGGCGGCGGAGCGGAACTTCGCCTCCGGCGTGGCGGCGGGGGTATACTCCCAGGAGGACATCCCGCCCACCATGGACGCAGACAAGGTGATGGAACTGGCGGACTACTACTGGGCCGAGCGGGCGGTGTCCGCGGATCTGATCCGGCAGCAGCGCACAGACATCAATAAGGCCCTGTCCGAGAAGATGCAGGAACTGTTCAAGGACAGCGACGCCTTCAAACCCTCCAGGTCCATCGTCTTGAACCACAGGACCCCGGAGCGGAACATGCTGCACATTTTCGGGGACGAGCGGGGCGCGGCCATCAACGCGGCCATCTTTGACCCGGTGGCGGTAAACGAGGCGGAGCGGATCCGGTTCAGAAACCGGATGCACGACGAGGTGCGGGCCTTCGAGGACAGTACAGGGAAAACCACGCGGCTGACCAAAGAGGAGCGGGCCGTTGTCCAGCAGGTGATCGAGGGACGGGCCGTGGGCGAGATGGTGGCCGGCATGGAAATGTCGGAGGCGATCCAGAACGCGGCGCAGAACATCAAAAACGGAGAGGACGCCGGAGACGCTGCCAAGGAGTTCAGCCTGGACCGGGAGCAGCGGCGTCTGGCGGAGAAGTACAGCCGGTGGCTGGAGACACAGGAGATCCTGGAGAGCGGCCGGGTGGACAATGTGAAGGTGGAGAACGCCATCAAGAAATACACAGAACTCTTCGACCAGTTCTACGAGGCAATCAACGATTTCCTGGTGGCCCACGGGTATGAACCCATCGGCTTTATCAAGGGATATGCACCCCACATCCAGCCAGAGGGCAACCAGAACCTGCTGAACAAATCCCTGCAGGCCATGGGGATCAATACAGACGTGACCCGGCTGCCGTCCTCCATCGCGGGACTGACGGCGGACTACCGGCCCAACAAGCGGTGGAACCCCTATTTCCTGCAGCGGACCAGCGACATCACCGAGTACGACATCGCCACAGCCTTTGAGAGTTATGTGGACTACATGAGCGACGTCCTGTATCACACGGACGATATTATGCGGGTACGCCAGGCGGCCAACTACTTCCGGCGGACCTATGCCCCGGACGAGATCCGGGAGAACCTGTCCTGGGCCGAGGAACTGCGGTACCGGAACACAGACGACAAAGCGGCCTTCCTGCGGGACCATGATGTGATCTCTCCCACCAGCGCCATGACGCCGGGGGACATCAGCCAGGCCATGGACGACTATGTGGACAAACTGTACGAGGACATCACAAGGACCACCAAGTACAGCGAGTTGGTGTCCTATCTGGACAACTACGCAAATATCCTGGCCGGCAAGCAGAGCATGGCGGACCGCGGATGGGAATACTCCTCCGGCCGGACGGTCCTCAACCTGGGAAACAAACTGGTGCGGGCCTTCGGGCGGGCACAGGTAGCCGGCAACCTCTCCTCTGCCCTCAACCAGACGGCACAACTGCCGCAGATCTTCGCGGAACTGGGAACCAGAAACACGGCCCAGGCCATCGCGGACATCTGGAGCGGAAAACTGCGCCGGGCCGGATGGGCGCAGGAGAGCGACTTCCTCACAGGAAAGAAGGGCATTGACTACCTGGTGACAGATCCGGCGGACATGGTAGTAACCGCCCTGTTCAAGCCGGCGGAGTTCATGGACGGATTTGTTTCAACGGTAGCCGTCCGGGGCCGGTACCTGCAGGAGATCCGTGCCGGGAAAAGCGAGCGGGAGGCCATGAAGGCGGCGGATGCCTGGGGCAAGAGCGTCATGGGGAGCCGGGCCAAGGGTTCCCGGCCGCTGGCCTTCGAGGCGAAAAACCCGGTGGCCCAGATGGTCAATGTGTTCCAGGTGGAGGCAATCAACTCCTGGGAGCATCTGACCCAAGATCTGCCGCGGGACTTCCGGGCCATTGAGCGGACCAGAGGAAAGGCTGCCGCGGCCGGGGCGTTGGCCGGCGTCATTGTGAAAATGCTGCTGGCCGCGTTCCTGCTGAACCGGGCGGCGGAGGAGACTTACGGAGGAACGCCGGCCCCCTTCGACATCCTGGGCCTTTCGGCAAACTTCATCGCCAGCGGCGAGGGGCTGACCACAAACGAGTGGCTGCGGACGGTCATGGACAATGGCTGGGAGCGGCTGACGGGAGAGCGCTTGTTTGACACAGATCCGGCCGTCCTGGGCGGAGACTTCGACTGGGCCGCGGCGGCGGAGGATCTATCCTACAACGTCTCCAACGACATCCCCTATTTGCGGAACGTGACGGGCCTGCTGGGCCTGGGCGACGAGACCCTGCCGCTGCCGGATCTCTACGGCGCCGGAGAGGGGATCGTAAACGCCATCGCAAACGACGGCCTTTTATCCATGGAAACCCTTGCTGCCCTGGGCGCTGCAGCGGCGGAGTTCCTGCCGGGAGGCAGGCAGGCGACCAAAACGGCCCAGGGGCTTACAACCATTTTGCGCGGCGGACGATACCGTGGCTACGGAGACGGGGCACGGCTGCAGTACCCGGTGGAGGGAGATTTCTTCGACGTGGTGCGGGCACTCATGTTCGGAAACTCCGCCCTGGAGGAGACGAACGAGTTTTACGCCTCTGGGGAAAGCGGCCTGTCCGCTGCACAGACACGGCTTTACAATGACTTGGTGAGCGCCGGAGCCGACGGGATGGAACTGTACCGGGGCATCCAGGACTACCGGGCAGTGAACGGGGACGAGGCCCTGTCCTCCCTGGAGAAGGGAAAGCAGGAACGAGACATTATCCGAGCACTGAACCTGACCGACGAGCAGAAACTGACCTTGTACCAGGGACTAACCGGCGCGGACAGCCGGGCGGAGAAGTTCCAGGCCCTTATGGGTACCGGCATGACCTGGGACGAGGTGATGGACGCCTACGACCGCTACGCCGAGTTGGATGCGGACGAGACCATGAGGGCAACGGAGAAGGCAACGGAACTTGCGAGATGGGCGGACGAGTGGTACCAGGAGGACCAGGCGGCGGCCATCAAGGAGCAACTGGCCTTTTTCTCCATCATCCCGGCCCAGGCCGAGCGGTACGCCGCATTGACCGGGGCGGGGCTGGACGTGGAGAGCGCCTACCATCTCACGGAGATCTTCGCCGGCCTGGAGCCGGAGAAGGGCGCCGACACAGTAAGCAATATGCAGCGGTACCAGGCAGTGGTGACGTCCGGCCTGTCTGACCAAGAGCAATTAACCGCCCTGGGTACCCTCATGGGCGAGAGCGAGTATGCCAAGGTGCAAACCGGCTATGAGTTCGGCGTTACCCCTGCGCAGTATATTCAGGCGCGGGAGAATGTGGCCAGGATCGACGAAAACGGAAACACGAGCCAGGAGGAGGCAACGCGGGCTATCAGTGCCATTCAAGGGCTGACGCTGCAGGAGCGGGCTGTCCTCTGGCAACTGCAGAACAGGAGTTGGAAGGCGACAAACAACCCCTATGACACCATCACCGGGCAGCAGGTCTATAATGCCCTGCACGCTGGAGACGAGGAAGAAACCATAGAACTGCCAAGACTGGGACAGACGGCGGAGGGCGCAGACCTTCCCACCATCTCCCTGCCGCGGCTGGGATAAAGAGAAGGCCGGAGGCTTGCGCCTCTGGCCTTCTTTCATAAACCAATATGCCTTTTTATGAGCCAGCACAAGAAAGGGATTACCACAAACACGAGAAGAAGGCCGCCGAGCATCATAAGCCCGGCCGCGGCACCACCCACAACAGAAAACCCAATGATTGCCGCCAGACCGAGCGCGGGGGTAGATAACCAATAGGAGGCCTTCAAGATCGTTTTCCATAGCGGAATCTTTGGACGATACCAGAACCCATACTTGCGCGCCTCGTCTCTGCGGATCTCGTCCCCGTTCCGCTTGTAATCCTCATATTCACCTGCCATAAAGCCTCACCTCTCCCAACAGTCAAGACAGGGGGTATAGCCTCGCAATTCAGCCAGCCCCACGTTGTAAATCAAGTATCGCCGGCCGGAGATGTGGTAGCAGCCCCAGCGGTGGTACCTATCCCCGCCCAAGGTGACAAGAACCGCATTATCCCGATAAAACGTAAGTTCCTCCAGGTTCGCCTTCTCTCCGTCCGAATACCCGTCGCTATACCCGGCCGCCAAACCGTCGGAATATCCGTCGTCGTACCCTTCCTCCCGGCCGACAATACAGGCGGCGTCCCACAACTTTTGCCCTTCGGCCTCGCTCCACACAACACCGCCGGCCAAGAACGAGCAAACCAGGAGGGCAATAGAACATGCCACCAGGAAGGGGCGTGACTGGAGCAAGGCATGAACCCGTTCGACCGGAAAAGGACGGCGATCCCGCGCCGGAGCCGGCGGATCAGCAGCAGCCACCAGGCGCCGCTGCCGGCGGCGGTCCAGGAACCGGCAAAGAGCGGGAGCCGGCAGAAAAATCAAGAAAACAGCCAGAAGGGCAACGGGGACACCGCCAAGGCCGACGCCGGAGAGGTTGAGAGCGGAAACGACAATGGAATAGACCGCGATGCAGCCAAGCCAGATAAAAACCTTCATGCGATACACCTGCCTTTTTCTCGCTTTTTATGGGATATTACCATAATCATACCTGGATTTCATGGTAAAGTCAAATAAATTACGACGTATTCCCATAAAATTGTGAGGGAGGGAGCGCATGAAGGCAAACGACTTTGAAGGACGGAGAAATATATCGGGCGAGCGGGTGCGGATGCGCAGACTGCGCCTCCGCCTGTCCCAGGCGGCCCTGGCCGCAAAGGTCCAGACAGAGGGTGTACTGCTGGAGCAGGATGCCCTTAGCAGGATTGAGAGCGGGGCAAGGATGGTTCAGGACTACGAACTGTGGGCTTTAGCGGAAGTGCTGGGCGTCACGTCGGACTGGCTACTGACCGGAGAGGAAAACGGGAAGTAAAAAAATTATCCCACAGGCTATAAGCCTGTGGGATTTGTACTATCTGCCCGGAATGGGTATTGACAAATTCCATGCTTTTATGGTTTATTAACATAAAATTTGCGAAAGGGGACCGGGAAAATGGGAGAAAGACGCTTTAGCCATCTTCGGTGGAAGGACAGACTGAAAATCGAGAAAATGTTGAAAGAAAAGCGATCTGTACGGGAGATTGCCGATGCGCTGCATGTGCATAACTCCACCATATACCGGGAAATCCGCCGCGGCATGACAAAGCAGATGACGACGGAACTGGTAGACGTGGAGGTATACTGCCCGGAAACCGCGCAAAGGAAGTACCAGGAAAACCTGCAGGCGAAGGGACCAGATCTAAAAATCGGGAACGACCACGACCTGGCAGAGTACATAGAGAACAAGATCATCAATGACCACTATTCCCCGGCGGCTGCCCTGGCGAAAATCAAGGAGGAGGGGCGGATCTTCTCGGTGGAGATCTCCGAGTGGACGCTGTACTCATACATCACAAAGGGGGTGTTCCGCCGCTTGACCAACAAGGACCTTCCCATGCGGGGGAAGAAAAAGAATACCTACCGTAGGGTGAGGGAGGCCAGACTGCCGAGCGGTGACAGCATCGAAAACAGGGAGGAAAGCGTGAGCAGACGCGAGGACGTTGGACACTGGGAAATGGACACCGTTGTATCGAGCAAAAAGTCAAAAAAACGGCTGCTGGTACTCACGGAAAGAATGACCAGGTTTGAACTGATCGAGTTGATGAAAGACGGGACAACCGCAAGCGTTGTCGCTGCCCTGGATCGACTGGAGCGGAGATTTGGGGCGCGCCGGTTCCAGGAAATGTTCAAGACCATTACCACAGACAACGGCAGCGAGTTCGCGGACTGCGCCGGCATGGAGGCGTCCTGTGAGCGGGCCAGGGCCAGAACCCATATCTATTACTGCCATCCGTACTCCGCCTACGAGAGAGGAAGTAACGAGGTGGGAAATCGCATGATCCGGCGGCGCCTTCCGAAAGGGACCGACTTCTCAAAATTGACGCGCCGGACCGTGAAGGAGATCGAGGCGTGGATGAACGACTACCCGCGGGAAAGACTGGGGTGGACAACGGCAAGGCGGGCCTTCATGGCGGCCATGGAAAACGTCGGCCAGAACACCTAAAAATTTTTTACCTTTTTCCGCATTTATCTCTTGACTTTTCAGTCGTGAGATAGTACATTAAATGCAGAAAAGGTTTAACCGCCTTTTTCTGCATTATTTTTTTGCATGCCGTGGCGGAGCGGCGAGAAACGAGGTGAAAAAACATGAGCAAGCAAAGGACGCTGACCCTGCGGGACAGGCGGGTTCTGGCGGAAAGATGGGCAGCCGGAGACGGCGCTGTGAACATCGCGGTTGAACTGGGGTTCTCCCCTGCTGCCATCTATCAGGAGTTGAAACGGGGAGACACCGGCGAACTGGACCAGAACAAGCGGCCCAAATACGACCCGGAAAAAGGACAGGCGGTGTACCAGGCGAACCTGCGAAATCGTGGACGCCGCCCGGCCGCGCGAAAGTAAGGAGGAGACGATTATGGCGAAGTACAAAGTGTGCGAGAAGTGCGGGGCTGCCCTGGATCATGGGGAGGTCTGCGACTGCGAGCGCGAGAACCGGGAGCAGAAAGACGTCCTCTACGAGGCGAACCAGGCGGCCATCCGGGAGGCTGTGGCTGCGGAGGTAACAATCACGCTGGAGAAGAAGGCGGGCAGCGAAACCTTCCGGCGGAAGATTGAGGCGTCCAGCGCGTCGGCCGCGCTGAACGGCCTGGCGGTCCTTCTGCGGGAGTATGCCGCGCTGGTGGGTGTGAACCCTGTCGAGGTACTGGCCCTGCTGGCGACCGTGCTGACAGTACCGGCGATGAAGGAGGAATAGCCATGGAGCAGAGGTTCTTTACCGTCACCATCCACCGCCCTATGACCAGGGTGGAACGGCTGCGTCTCCGCCGCAGGCGGTTCTGGAGCCGTGTGTGCTTGGTACTGGGGATCTTGACGGCCGCTGCAGTGCTGACTGCGGCTGTCCTGGCCGCCGGCAGCGACGCGCGCTCCGAGAAACCGGCACAGGAGATCAGCACCACGAACCCGGCGCCGGTGCTCACCCTGGCGGTGGCGGAAGAACCCCAGGAGGAACCGGAGAGCCGGTACGCCCCCATCAGCGCGGACGAGCGGGAACTGATTGCACGCGTCGTCTATCTGGAGGCAAGGGGCGAGCCGGCCGAAGGGCAGCAGGCGGTGGCGGAGGTCATTTTGAACCGGGTGGCCGCGGAGAACTTCCCGGACCGGATAGCCGATGTGATCCACCAGGAGAACCCGCAGCAGTTCACCACGGCGCCCTACATCGACAAGGCGGAACCGGGCGCGGAGCAGTATGCGGCGGTGGACGCCGCACTGTACGGGGAGCCGGTGCTGCCGCTGGACGTGGTGTACTTCTCCAGGGAACCGGAAAACGGAAACCTGTGGGGGATCATCGGGGGCCACTCTTTTTGCTACCAGTACAACTGGAAATAAACCCGCCTGACGAGGGACTGCTGGGTACAGTCCGAAACGCCCCGCCGGGGGCGTCGCGGGAACCCGTCGGCAACGTGGGAAAGCGCCGCCACGTTCATATATGCACATTGAAAACCAAGACAGGAGGAAGGCATCTATGGAGAAAGCGCGATACCTTTATTGGGTAGAACACCCGGAACACGGAGAGGTACAGGTGGAGGCAATCGACCGGCTGCGGGCTATCAGCGGGGCGGCCAGGATCTGGGGCGTTCCCTGGACATCGGTTGCCAGGGAGTGCACCTGCGAGCGGATCGGGAAAGCCTCGGAGGCAAAAGGAAAGCCCAGACAGCCGGCAAAGAAGAGAAGAGGCGGGGCGGCTGGCCATGAATAAGGCGTGCAAGACAGGACGCAGCCCGTCCGGCCACTGCGGGGCGGCCTTTTACTGCGGGGAACCATACACATGCTGCGCAGCATGTGCGAAGGACTGTAATATGCGCTGTGGCTGGCTGCCTGAACGCAAGGAGAGGAAACCGGCCGGGCAGAAAGAGAGTGTGAGACATGATTAGTGAGAAGGGCCTGTGCAAGATCCTGAAATCCGCTTACAAGAACAGCGGTTATTCCATCATCCAGGTACGCCGGAAGGTGGAGGGCCTGTCCAGATCTTGGCAGAGGAATGAGATCATCATCAACGGCGCGACCTGGGCCGTGCGCTGCCAGGCGGAGGATCTGCCGAAGGCGGCGGCCGTGCAGATCGTCGGGGACGTGGGCTATATGCCCATGGACGCCGTGACCGTACAGAAGAACCAGCCCAACCAGACCATGCTGGAGAGCATCGCAGACACCAGGAGCGACAGCCTGGATGCGCTGAACGGAGGCGGCGTGCGGATGCGGCAGATCCCGGTGATCTTCCGGGAACGGTGGCAACTGTATCAGACGGAGGAGGGCAAGGTATACGCCTTTGACCTGGAACTGCTGAAACTAATCGACTTCAAGGCGGAGGGCCTGGAGGTTGACGCCTTTATGACCGGGAACGGGCACCTGGGCATGTTCTTCTGGGGAGACTACGCCGTATACATCGCGCCGGGCCGGTTCTCCAGAGCCAACGAGGAGAAGATCCTGTATATCGCCGGCCTGGACTGGGAGAACCAGATCGACACGGAAGATCCGGTGGCCAATGTGAGCCTGTTTGACGGGGACAAGGACGAGCCGCTGGTGGACCGGGAGGAGTGAAGGCATGGAGAATGAAGCACGGGAATGCTACTACGATGTGTCGTACCAAAGGACAAAGGACGGGCCGGTAGGTTCTCTCCGCCGGACGGAATTGCAAAGTGTGGCGGAGTGGATGAAAGAAAACGAGGGAAGGCTGCAGTTCGTTATCATCATGTAGATGCCGGGCAGCCCGGAAGGACTGCCGGATCGGGAGGTGTGATGTTCGTGGAGAGATTGACGCATGAGCGTGTGAACGGGATCAAGACCGGGTACTGGAGCGCAGCGACGAAAGAGACCCTTGTGCAGCGGTTAGCGGTTTTTGAGAACGAGGAGGAGCGGCGCACCCTGCGGCCGCGGACGATCTTTGAACGGATCACCGTGTCGCCGGAAATACTGGGCGCCGCGCTGGCGCGGCTGAACGTGGTGGACGCGCCGTGGGACAAGGCATTTCAGGAGACGTTCTGCGCCGGATGCCCCTACGAGGACTGCCCCAGGGTGTGCCCCCATCAAGCGGAGCGAAATAACCCGACCTGGTGGCTGGGGCTGGAGGGAACATGAAGAAAGAGAGCGTGGAACAGCGGGCCGTGAAGATCGCGGCGCGGATCATGCAGGCGGACGGACTGTGCCGCTACGATACCCCAATGAAGTGCCACAGGGTATATGTCTGCGAGAGCACCTGCGAAAAGTGCATCCGGTCCTGGCTGCTATCGAAGGCCAGGGCGGAACTGAAAAAAGAGGAGGAGAAAAAGTGAGATCTCTCATAAAAAGGCCGGGAGAAGGATGGACGGTCACGGAGATCCAGAACGAACTGGAGCCGCTGCAAAAGGCGGTGGGCGGCCACCTGGAGGCTGTCACGCTATGGGCGGATGCCTGCGTCCTGTGCAACGAGGAGGGGCGGATCAAAGGGATGCCCTACAACACCACCATCTGCGGTGTCTCCTTTGTGGGGCCGATCCTGATCGTGGGAACGGCGGGAGAGGATTTTTCGGACCTCACCGAGCAGCAGGAGGCCGCTCTGCGGGCCATGGGGGCGGTGAGGTAACGTGGACGAGACGAACTTCCCGGACAAAACGTACAACATCATCTACGCGGACCCGCCCTGGAGTTACAGGCAGAAAGGTGGGCCAAGGGGGAAACGCGGCGCTGCGTCGGCCCACTACGACACCATGACAACGGAGGAGATCTGCGCCCTTCCGGTGAAAAATATGTGCGGGGGGGGGGTATGCTGTCTGCCTTCTCTGGGCGACCTTCCCGAACATCCGGGAGGCGCTGCGCGTCATGGAGGCCTGGGGATTTGAATACCGGACGGCCGCCTTTGTGTGGATCAAGAAGAACCGCAAGAACGGCGGAAACTTCTGGGGTATGGGCGCCTACACCAGGGCGAATGCGGAGGTGTGCCTCCTGGGGACTACGCCGGGGACCAAGGCCCGGCAGGTAGTAAAGAGCCACGGCGTCCAGCAGGTTATAGAGGCGCCGGTGGAACGGCACAGCCGAAAGCCGGCGGAAGTCCGGGAGCGGATCGTCCGTCTGCTGGGGGATGTGCCGAGGATTGAACTGTTCGCAAGAGAACGTGTGCCAGGCTGGGACGCCTGGGGAAATGAGGTATAACCATGCTGATCTACATAAAGAGTGGAGAGGCCGGCTGGGAGACGGAGCGGCAGATCGAACTGCCGGACGACGAGAAACTGGTCCGCGCCATTCTGCGCAGCGTAAAGCGGCATCTGGAGCCGCCGAAAACGGCGGGGGGGGGGGGTGAAGAAAAAGGCCCGCCCGCGCGCGGCC